GTACGTCTTTCGGTCAAGTTCAAAGTGAGGTGCGTCATAGAAGCTCTTCCAGTCACCACCCCATACGATAGGAATTTCGAGGTCTTCAGCCGCTTCCTTCATAGCCTCAGCCATCTGCTCAAAGCGGTCTAGGTCTTCCCAATCGACAGGATAAGGAACCATGTCTACGGCATGACCTGTGATATGTCGTGAGTTCAAGGTAGTTGACTTACCAGCCTTGAGTAACTCTCGTTGACGGTTGATGTGACGGATACCTTCGATGACCGTGAAGTCAACCTCAGTGATCTCAATGGCTCTCTTAACTACAGCGACCATATCAGGGTTAACGCCTGACAGGCTCTGTAGACTGCGTGTACCTAGTTTGTAGGGCATTAGCTATTCCTTATTCTGGTTTAGTAGGCCACAGTGGGGCCGAGGGGTCTTCTGTGTTCGCTGGTAAGTCACGAAGGGCTTGACGGTAGGTAGCCCATGCAGCCTGATCTACTGGTGCATCTGGAACTTGTGTCCAGTCAGATGACTTTAACATTAGGTTCCTAGTTGACCTTAATTCATCCATTAGACTTTCATTATATTCAACAAGTGCATCACCACTAACAGGGCAAACAGTTCCATCAATCAGCATTGTGTCTCGACCATGTTCACCACTTACGATCTGCTGATTAAGCTCTAATGTTGGAACATCTCCTGTGCAGTCTACATCTGCAAGCCAATTACCGTTTGATTTGTATAATGTGTATCTCATATTAAGCCTTAAACGTCAGGAGTGAAACTGCGACCCTGTAATACATATTGCCACTAGGAGTTCCACTTAACGTAAATCCTAGTGAGCCGCTTGTTGAGGTGGCTGTAGCCGAGACCGCGTGAGTATTCGGCGTGATGGGACTAGAATTTTCTGAGACGAACCCCCCAGTTGATTGCGTGTGAGCTAATGTTACGTTTGTTCCTACGGGGGTTATACTAATCTGGGGGCTAGATTTACTCATCCCAAATCTACCAGTGATAACTGCAATCATGCTTGATCCAGTAGTTACTCCGCTAAAGGACACAGTGACATTAACCGTCCCAGAGGTGTTGAAGAAACTATCTACAGTGGTAGCTCCAGCCACACCAATCCCAGGCAATCTGGCTACATCCAGTGTACCAGCGGTAATCTTATCGGCACTCAAGCTCCCAATCTTTGCGCTGGTTACTGCCAAGTCTTGTATTTTAGCAGATGTGATTGCAGCGTTTGCGATTTTAGCGTTAGTAACGACAGCATCGTTGATTTGCGCTGAGTTCGTAATAATGCCTGATGCAGCAATCAGACCACCTGTGATCGTGTTGGCAGTGATTTTGTCGCCAGTAATAACACCAGCAGCAATAGCATTTGCGCCCACAGCATTGGCAGATATTTTTGCGGCGGTTACACTATCGCTTGCTAACTTTGCCTCAGTAATAGTGCCACTTGGTATTTGACTTTCCGCAATAGTACCCTGTAATTCATTGAAGTTTACATCACCAACATCCGCAGCAACGGCTTCCCAAGCTGAACCCGTCCAGCTATATAACTTCGCATCGCTAGTGTTAAAGACTTTTTCACCTGTAAATGTACCAGAAGCGGGAAGTGATGAAACATCCTCAATGGCATATAAACCTTGATCGGTGAACAAACTATAGACACCATTAGCGAAGTCATCGTCATCAATAAAGGTGGTTGTCGCTGATACACCAGTAGTAAATGCAGAGGTATTACCGCTGTAATCTACCGACTTTAAGAAGTAATACTTGGTTTCCTGTATACCCAAGTTGGAACGAATGAACTCGTTACCACCAGAGATACCAACCTTAGTAGCACCAACAGTTGAATTAGAGGTATTCTCCCAAATCTCAACAAAGTTAAGATCAGAGTCAGCGGGGTTAGTCCAGCTAACAGTGATATACCTGAAGCCACCATCAGCAGTAATTGCTGTAGGTAGGCCCGGTGCCGTTACATCCCCACCCCCTGTAAACTGGGCCGTGACAAATGCTCCCTTAACACCGTTAATACTTACTGCCCTAACCCTAAAGATGTACTCTATGTTATCAACTAAAGGAGATAACTCTATAGTTGTATTGGGAGTAGTTGTGCTTGAGTAGCTACTGTCTGACAAAGCCTTCCACTCAATATCATAGTGTGATACAAAAGAGCTTGTTGCAGCAGTCCACGACAGTATAGCAGAGTTAATAAACGTACCGTCACCTTGGGTACGACCACCACCGGAAACGACCAAATTAGTTACAGCTAATCCACTAAAGGGATCAGGCAGGGTAGTGTTATCACGCTCATAGGCTTCACCATCGTCAACTTCATCGTACACAGATTCAGCAGTTTCCCGTAGGGTCATCTGTGTCTGTAGATCAAGTCCATCAGTAAGCCCAAAGTTCCAAGATACAACCTCAAACTCTTTGTTAGTCCAACCAAAGCGAGAGTTAGTCAAGCGGATGTTATCACCAACTTGAACCTGTAGCGTCTTTAGTCCAAAGGAGGCACTAACAACAAGCTGTTGTCGGTTTCGATCCAGAGAAATTCTGGCGATACGTCTAGCTTCAATAGAGTTATCTGTGAATGGTAAGTCAACGTCAGCAGTAGATACTTGTCCATTATCCGCAGCAATAGACGCAGCACTATTTACCTGTGGGTAATCTGTGGTCTGCCAGTTACTCTCTTCACCACGGAATGTACCCTTGACCGTATTAAAGTTGTTTCTACGAGAGTGACGTGTAGATACACTTATGTTAGAACGAAGGTCATCTTCGTTAAGATCAAGCACAGGTGCAGTCCAGTAGGCTGGCTTCATTCTCCAGCTACCTTGAGCATACCACAAGCTACCATCCATAGAGGTAAGCATGTTATTAATCATGTCGTATGGAGTAACTGAGGTAGTGAAAGCACCATTACAAGTATAACGTGTTGTACCAGCGATTGTGTTAGTCTGGTCACACACGTTAGCAGCAGTAGTTACCAAAACATCATCAATGTTAGCTGTGTCTTCAGCTACACCGTAGGGGGCTGTTAGATAGTCTCTCAAGCACAAAGCTGGGTTATCTGAATATGCTGTCGTTGATGTACGAGGGTCATAGACCTTCTTACCTTTGACTATGGCTGTAAACTCTGGAATACCATCTGGATAAACGTCTGCATTATACTTCATCCGTATATACATATATGCAATATTACGGAGCCTACAAGTGTTAGTCCAGTGTGCAGACTCACTTACAAGGTCTGTATCAGCAGTTTGATCTGGAGACCCCAAGTGGAAATTAATACGAAGGTATCCATCATAACGATCAGAAGAACTTCCATCTGCATCTGTTACTGTGGATACATTCCCATCTCCGTCAATATCATCAAAGTCAACATAGGAATCATTGATATAGATTCTATCGAAAGATGTAATCTCATGCCCAGCGACAGCAATGATCCGGTGGAGATACTCGTTAGTGTCACCTGTAGCTTCATCGTATATACGAGCGCCACCAACACGCATCTTACCATAGATAATCTGATGGTCTAGTGCTGTGCCAATAGCTGTAGTTTGATAACCACGGTTAGCTCCAGCTATAGAAGGCTTGGGACTAAGTGCCTTAAGTGCAGCACCAAGGATAAGGTTGGTAAAGAAAGTACCCATAGTCATGGAAAATGCAAAACCAGCGGCTGCGGTATAGGTAACACCACTAGCAAGCGTTGCTAAGACAGTTATAGCCATGTCAGTCCCCTATAAACTTAGAATATACACGTTCAATAGGCTTGAACTTCAGCCGTTCCAGAACCTTATCGAAAGGCTTATGTGTCTTTGTGTTAATCAGGAGTACAGATACCCCATCTTCTTTAAGGCACTTCTCAGCAAACTTGATTAAGCGGATACCAGCGAAACCCTTGCGGTAATCCTTGTGTAGGTAAATGATGTCGTTACTAGCAAACACATGATCTTTGTAGTGGATGTTAGTACCTAAGATAACGACAAAGTACCCGACAAGGTTATCATCTTCTCTAGCTGTAAATATATTAAGTTTACCCTGTGTTTCTAGGTCAGAGTATGCGTCCCAGTCAGGGTTTAACTTAATTTTATCTTGGTTTAGTGCTATCTCTTCCCAGTGGAGTTCTATCAAAGGTTCTATGTCGGATTGCACTTGGCTTAGAAACTCTTGTTGATATGTTACCATTACGCAGTCTTTCTACCCCAAGGTATCTTTTTGTCTTG